CGAATAAACGTATTGAGCCAATGTAGTATACCTTTTGAAAAATATGAGATTTATTTAACAGCTTTTAGTTTATGGGGCATCTGTGGGGCATTATGACTAAGTTTCTCATTTAGTAAAGCCACCTGAGTTTCATTGTTGCCCTGCATCCAGTTCCCGTAAACACTAAAAATCATTTGTGCTGACGTGTGGCCCATTTGCGAAGCAATAAAGGATGGGTTTGCCCCGGCAGCCAGCATCCAGCATGCATAAGTATGCCGCGTCTGATAAGCATTACGGTGCCTCAGCCCTGCTTTACGTATTGCTCTGCTCCATATATCACTGATGGATGTGCCTGAGTAACAGTTTGTTTTTTCGGTTTTCCCGCGAGCATACAGATTAGGATCGAAAACGAATGTACATTTATCCGTTCGTGTTTTTCCATGCTCACGGAGATGTACGCTAACTTTTACCGGCGGACGCAGCAGCGTCAGCTCCCGCTGCGATTGTAGCGCACTTTTGGCCGGATCAAGCAGAGATATAACCCGATCAGTACCTGCATCTGTTTTTGGCAGGGTGAACAGTTTAACACTGGTCCAGTTTCTTCTCACCGTGATAGTTCCGGCTTCGAGATCTACATCTTCCCAGGCGAGTGCTGATAACTCACCGTGGCGTATCCCGGTATAAAAAGCAACCGTCCACAGGTTAACTGATTGCTGATTTGTACATGCATTAATGAGCCTTTTAAACTCATCCTGTGAAAATGGGTCCGGAATTGTCCGTGATTTTTTCAGCTTACTGACACCAAGTGTAAGATCTGTACCGAGGTATCCGTTTTCATACGCAAATTTTAATACACCTTTACAGCAGACAAGGTAATCGTTCACTGTCGCCACAGTGCGACCTCTGGAAATAAATTTTCTTCCCCTGGCTGGCCGGTGGAGGCCGTTTAAAAGTGTATTTCTCAGATCCAGGATGTCCTCACGGGTTAATGACTCTAAGTGCCGGTCTTCACCAAGGATTGTCCAGCACGTTTCCAGCTTGCACGCATACCTGCGAAGGGTATTCAGTGATATCTCCGGGGTTTTCAGAGCCAGCCACTTCTGAATAATACCCTTCACGGTTATTTCTTTTATTTCATCGGTTCTGAATTTCAGTGCATTCTTTGATTCCGGAAACCGCCGGTAATAATCAAATGTTCCCGTTCTTATCTCATAAAGCACCGATTGCCGGACATCACTCGCGTATTTCCTGTTTTTTGGTGTATCCGGCAGTTTTAGTGACTCTCTGTACCGCTTACCCTGAAACATGAACCAGATGCGGAGTGACCCGCCATGATTTTCAACGCCTGCAGGGTATACGATAGATTTAGACACGGCTTTCTCCTTTGAGGTTTGCGTAATCAGCCGGTTTCGGTTTTTTATACCGGGGCTGATTTTTAATCTGTGATTCAAACCATTTATTTATGTTCGGGAGGTTATAGAGAATTTCGCTGTTTTCTTTCGGGGTTCCATCAGTGGCCACAAAAATCCATTGTCTGCCGTGGACCCATGATCTTTCCCGAAAACTGCGAATTTTTCTGGTTGAATAGCCAGTGATATCCGCCAGCTTTTCCTCTGTTAACCAATCGTTTGGGGTAATAGTTATTAACTGAATCATGATTTTTTCTCTCCACACATCGCCGTATACGATTAGAGGTTTTTTAATAAATGCTGGTGGATTGCGACCACGTAATTCACCTGGTGCAATGCATCATCCAGTGCATTGTGTACTTCACCAACAAACGGGAAATCTTTTTTCGGGTCGATGCCGGCATTGCGGCCAAGTTCGACAATGGTGCGCACATCCCGGTCATTCCAGTACTTCCAGAACGGAGTTATCCCGCAGTTTTCATAAGCTGATCGCAGAATAACGTTATCGAAACTACTTCCGTTACCCCATACCTGCACGCGTTCTTCACAGAACTCAGAGGCAAACGAATGAAGTCGGCCCAGGGCAACGGGCAGATTAATCATTATTGTGCTGTTAGTAATTTCACCACGGGCATTATCGCTTTTACCCAGCCACCACAGCACGGTGTCTGCGTCGATACTACCGCCGTATTTTTCGCTGCTGCGCAGGTCGATAATTTCATAAAAAAGTGCATCATCAGTTACACCGGAAACCATATCGAACGGAACTGCAGCAATAGCCACAATGGCGGAATCTGGTTTGTTACCCATAGTTTCAAGGTCAATCATCAGGTGTTTGAATTTATCCATTTTGGGATCCTCTAATTTTATTAGCCAGGATAAACGTAAAATCTTCGTTATGATCAGATTCAGTTTTGAGCGGCAATTTAATTAATTCGTCATTTTGATTTAAAACATACATGCCAAAACTGGTAATACTGTAATAGCTTTTACTGTGACGACGAACAACTCCCAATTCAGCCAGACGTTGCATTTTTTCTTTTGGTACATCATAAGGCTGACTATCTTCGCAGGTTTCATCGAACCGTTTCAGATTATTTAAATCATCTGGCTGTAAAAACTGTATATTTATACTGTTCATCACACCTCCTGAATCTGCTTAATTGCTTCACGAACCGTGTTCAATCTTGATGCCATGCGGATATATTCAGGGTTATCCTGAGTAGGCCACTGAGCCAACCACGACTCACCGGAAAATAAGTTTCCGTAATCACCAGTCGGTAGTTTGAACGGAAGTTCGTATTTTATGTCTTCGCTATTTTCTGCAGAATCAAACATGTTACGTGCTTGAAATTCATCAATGACCCGTCTTTTACGGCACCGTAATATTTCCTTTTTAACAAAGGCGATATTTTCTTCATTGTCGGCATCAATGGTTCGGTGCATTTTGCTGTCGAGATAACCAATCCAGTATTGATCCGTGATCCCCAAGAGGAACTCAGTAAGCGGCATTCCCATTCCGCCCCAGCTACATGACCATGATTTACCGAACTCGCTGATGGTTACACGTCCGCGCCGGTTATCACCTTCATCTTCAAGATAAACGTGAATAGGGTCGTGATTTTCAACATCTGAAATTACTAATTTAGTAATTTTTTGCTGTTCAACTTTCATGTTTACACCTTTGATGCCAGAGCTTCAAACCGCGCCATAAACTGGTGATATGCCTGCGGTGGTGTCAGTGGCTGGATAATGATGTCATCATGTGGCGGAGCTGAATCCAGTATCGGCCAGTGGTTGACGGGGTCTATTTCAAAGTCCCGCTTTTCGGTCGCCAGCATGACCAGATCGGCATAGTGAACATCAACTGTCATTACCGGTGGCAGGCCGAACTTTTCACGGATAACAGCTTCAATACGTTTTTCCACGGCCTTGTAGTCCGGCAGCATGGCTTTCAGTGGTGAGGGGATATCCTTGATATACGCCTCAGCTGCATCGTGCAGCAGGGCTTCCAGTGCGTATTCCGGTGGTACAATCTGGCTGACGTATACAGAGTGCTGAGCCACGGAATAGAAACTCTCCAGTTGCCCGGCAAACCGGCATTCATTCGACAGGCCGCGAGCGATATCTTCGATACAAATCTGACCCGGAGTGATATTGGTGAAATCAATATGTTTTCCGGTACTGGTTGCTATATATGACATTTATTTTTCCTCTGCGGCTCTGTATTTTGCATATGCTTCTTTCATCTGCCGGTATAGCTCTTCGCCATTTTCATCGTGGTATAATTTCTTCCACTCTTCCCAGTTGGCTACTATTGCGGCCCACTCCGGCCCGTGAGATTGCATTTTGCTGATAAATCCGGCCATTTCAGGAACCGCTTCAATTAAACGAATGCAGCGCCCAAAATCAGACGGATCCCACGGGAACGCAAACCCAGAGGAACAACTTTCACCGGACAAAACAGATGCCATATACAGGCTGCTCATGCCGGTATCGTGTGATGCAAGCCATGCGCGAAGCCCCATATCAGGGCTGGCTTTAATTGTTGGTTTTTTAAATTCATCACAAATCATATTTGCTGCTTTAATTACGACATTGAAGAATCTCGGCTCTGCCGGTATCCCCGGATGCTGGGATAAAATTTCGTTGTTAATGGCCGTAATTAGCGATATTTGGTCAATATGCATTTATCTCTCCACACAAATTTAGATAATAAAAAGCCGTTACTTTTTATAAGTAATTAATTCCTTGGTGCTGGTAGTATTCGTTTAATTATTTTTCTTTGTACTTCAGTAAATCAATCAGGATGTTAATTGCATTTGATGTATAAAAGAGCATGAGTGCACATTCATGACGATAACGAAATACACGGTCTTTATCATCAAATTCAATTTTGCTTACTGGCTTGATGCCTTTAAATGTAAAGTTGTCAGTTAATTTAAAGGTAATATCTCCGGTTGACAGCTCAATCATTGAAACGTTGAAATTATTATTCAGGCTTTCTTCCAACTCACCACGAACAGAATAAAAATCAGTATCGTATTTAACGACTTCTTTTTTCTTATCCAGCTTGCGCTCCAGTAAGAAGAAACTACCAACCTCAAGGTTATCACCAAAGCAGTCACCGGAGTCTTTATCGTTCAGCATATTATCAAGCCGAGCTGTAACCCCTTTTGAAACGCCGTCGATATGGATTGTTTCGGTTTTTACTGATCCACAGGCTTTAACGAGGGAGGAAATAACCATGCTGGCGTGATGTTTCCGTGAGGTTGCAACAACAAGAAACTGATCCTTTTCGCTGTACAGCGCCAGGATGTGCGTACTTTTGACGAATGCACGCTTAAGTAGCTCTGCACAGGTTGTTTCTTTGAGCGCCATTGCGTCAAACTCAATACCTTCGTCCTGTAATTTTTGTGATCGGTCGTGCAATTCTCGCGCAATAACAGATTTTGGCAGTATTTTTTCATCAATGCGATATGACAATAAAAAACCACCTTCAATCGGGGTAACAACTTCATTTGTTACTATATTTGGAATAAACCCACAACTGAAATAGTGAGATTCCAAAATATCAGTAAATAAACATTCTGATAAGTGCTTACTTAATGCCTCGGCTGAGGGTAACTCAGCCTTAAATATAATAGCGCTTTTAATTGATGGTCGTGACATTGTTAATTCCTCATTTATCTCTTCACACAAAGATAAGTCCACCAGCGGTCAGGCAAGGTATCTATCCGGCAGGACGATTTACGCCGGTGGACTTATGTTTGTAAAAAATTGGTGGCCGGCTGGTGGACTGCACCGTGGTATGCACGGCCGCTAATGGTATTGCATGGTTATTGTTATGGGGTCGTTTACTCTTCACACAGTTATTCAGATACGCAGCCGTTACTGCGGTTGTACTGTTAAAGCACAGCGGTCTTCCCACTTGGCAATGTCTTCATCAAAGCGGTCCAGAGCACGTTCGTGATCGCGGATTGCTCTTTCGCGTTCGGTACGTAGTGATTGTAGTTTGTGAAATGCCTGGGCTTTTTCGGTGATCCACGCGGCAACATCGTCTACTGACATGTTGTTAGTGGTGATGATTGGTTCGGTTTGCATTAGATTCTCTCCTAAGTTTCGTTAGGTTTAAATCTAAATTAACTTATATTTTCTGTCAACACAAATCTAAGATAAATTAGATTTGTGAGAAGTGAGAGGATTACAGTTCGTACTGAACACCTTTAACAACCCCTACTATTTCACAATTTCCATTAATTGGAATGTTGTCGTAACGTGGGTTAAGGGGAGATAAATACTTGTTTGGACCATCGAAAACTAATTTTTTAACGGTCACTTCACTGGTTCCGTTAAGGCGAGCGACTACTATTTTCCCATGCACTGGCTCTTCCGATGGATCGACAATGACCTTAACTCCCTCGGGTATGGAGGGCATTCCAGCAGGATTGGTCATGGAGTCACCCTGCACAATTAAAGCAAAGCTTGCGGGTGATACTTTAATTGAGGTTTCGACATACTCCAGCGCTTGATCGTACAACTCAGAAGGGACATAGTCAGTAAATTTACCCGCCTGTACATATGATAATACTGGTAATTTTCGCATTGTGGTGACAACTGAACTGGAGTGCTTCGACGGTATACCATAGAGAATGAAAGCCTCTGTGGTATTGAAGTATTGAGCCAGTTTTATCAGTGCGTCACCGTTTGGTAAGTTTAGATCCTTCTCCCAGTACCCAACGGCAACACCTGATACCCCGCAATATTTACCGAGATCATTTTGTGTCGTCTTAGTTAAGCTGCGAAGCCTTTTTATCCTGCTCCCGACTGTATCCATGTTTATCCTAAAGTAAGTTCATAACTAAGTTATCTTAGTTTTTATTGATAAAAGATAACTTATACTTTAATATCTAAATTAACTTATATCAGAGGGCGCATTTATGACTACAAACGATGTCGAAACCTATTTCGGCGATGCCAGTAAGGTTGCTGATTTTTTTGGGATAACCCCAGAGGCGTTTTACCAATGGAAGAAACGTCCGGGTGGGTTAATTCCAAAAAGCAGAGCCTTCGAGGCAGCCTGCCGAACTGACGGAAAACTCAAATACAACCCTGCACTTTATCAGCATAGCAGCACCGAAAAGCACGGTTAACTACAACCCAACCTGAAAGCGAGTAGGCAATGAAGAATGAATCACTGAAAGAAGTCGTAAAAAAAATGTGCTGCGCCATGCCGGGTGGGCGGGAAGCACTGGCCGGGGCGCTGGGGATGTCGCTGACGACGTTTAACAACAACCTGTATGAAAAGAACGGCTGCCGGTTTTTCGACAATGATGAGTTGGAAGCAATGGAAGATCTGACCAAAACCCGTCACCTGGTCGAATACCACATGGACCGGCACGATATTACGCCGATGGAAACGATCGAACCTGAAAATATCGACGAAGTGGAATTATTCAAAATCCAGACAAACCTCAGCGCACATCAGGGGCAACTTTCCGAGTTAATCAAAAAGAGCCTGGAGGATGATGTTCTGACGGAAGAAGAAATGACGGCCATCTACAAAAAGATGAACAAAGTGTTCGCATATGCCCGCGGGTTTATTGCGTCACTGAATGTGGTTTACGGGGTGGGAAATGATTCAGGTAACCAGAAAGGGTGAAGCCGAAGGTATACGGCCTCCGGCTTCGGTCGCGCTATATCAATTTGTGTGAAGAGATAAACGCATGAGCAGATTAACTCATTCAGAACCAGAAAAGCAATTTAAATGCCTCGTTATTGGTAATGAACCGTTTCGTTATGTTGAAAGCATACCTGCTGGTGGCATAGCGGACAACTACCGGGAAGCACCGGAAATGGTAGAACGGGCAGAGCTGAAAGAATACTGGTCAAAATACTATTACCGCAGCGGAGGACAGGATGCCTAAAGAAACAGCTGACAATCTTGATCGGTATTACACCGACAGCGGGGGGCGGAAAGTTCACGTTGTCCGGTTTGACCGGCAAAACAGCCGGGTGATTTTCATGCGTGACGGCTATGAACATCCGTGCTTTGAACCTCTGAAAACCTTTCAGGAGCGGTATACACGCGTGGATGAGGTGAAACCATGAGTATGATTTTAACTGCGCGGGCTTTGCAGATAAAAACCGGTAACTCGCTGCGCAAACTGGTGCTGGTAAAGCTGGCGGATAACGCCAACGACCAGGGGGAGTCGTGGCCGTCTGTGCCGTACATTGCTGAGCAGTGCGAAATGTCAGAGCGTTCAGTACAGAACCACATTAACGCCCTGGTGGAAATGGGGCTGGTCCGTATCGAGTCCCGTAAATCGGCCAACGGTCTGAATCAGTCAAATATCTATCATCTGCGTCTGAATGCCGCCGATGTGAGTGGTGAATCTCCTGCACCATATGGTGCAAATCCTGCGGGGGTGAGTGGTGCAAATGGTTCCGGAACTGGTGCAGCAGATTCACCAGGTGGTGCAACTGGTTCCGATAGTGGTGCAGGAGCTGCACCCAGAATCAGTAATGATCCAGTCATAGATCCAGATAATAAAAATATTAATCCTGTTCGCGGAAAAGCCAAAAGCAAAACCGTGATGCCGGAAAACTTTGCACCGTCACCGGAACATATCGAACAGGCAAAAGCCGCTGGGCTGGATGTTCAGGATGAGTTTGGAAAATTCAGTGACTACCACGCCAGCAAAGGCACCCAATACGCCGACTGGAATGCCGGTTTCAGATACTGGCTGAATACGGCCGCCGGATTTAAGCGCAAAGCAAATTCAGAGAACATCGACACCACTGAGCGCGAAGAGGCATTCACCCGCCTGATCGGCTCCCGTTCAAAACCACGTAACCGCACCGAGGAAATCGCGCTGGAAATGGCCGGGAAAACCGGCATCCGGACGCAGACCGAGTTTATGGGCCGCAAGACGTGGATTGATATCTGGAAACAGGCCACAGAGCAGGCCGCAAAAGAGCGGGAGGCAGCATGAACATGCGCTCAGAAAGCAAAGAGATTTACGGCGTGAGTGTGCTCCCTGTGATGGCGGTTCTGCACCGGTTTATCCGGTGGTGGGTGTTGCGCGACCTGAATCGCGCCTGGTCAGATGATCGCTTTTTTGAAAAGCACATTCAGCGCCGCGGCTGGCTGCATATTGCGGACGCGTTCACATTCCACAGCCGTTACCAGCGCCTGCGTGAAGCGGTGAAAACCCACCAGAACAAGGGGTCTATCTGATGAGCCTGACTTACGGATCTGTATGCTCCGGCATCGAGGCCGCTTCGGTCGCCTGGGAGCCTGTCGGAATGAAGCCTCTCTGGTTCAGCGAAATTGAACCGTTCCCGTCTGCCGTACTGGCTGCGCACTGGCCGCAGGTCGATAACCTTGGCGATATGACAAAACTTGCTGCTGCGGTTCGCGCCGGTGATGTGCCAGCCCCGGATCTGCTGGTGGGCGGTACACCGTGTCAGGCATTCAGTGTTGCCGGATTACGCGGCGGCCTGAGTGACGAACGCGGACAGTTAACCCTTTCTTACGTTGAATTAGCGGACAGCATTGATGAAAAAAGAGAACAAAACGGTGAGCAACCGGCAATCATTGTCTGGGAAAACGTCCCCGGTGTGCTCAGCAGCAAAGATAACGCCTTTGGTTGCTTCCTTGCAGGACTTGCCGGAGAAAGTGAAGAACTCAAGCCGACAGGGGAAAAATGGACAAACGTTGGTTATGTGTCTGGACCCAAAAGAACTGTCGCGTGGCGGATCCTCGATGCTCAATATTTCGGAGTCGCGCAGCGCCGCCGTCGTGTGTTCGTTGTCGCAAGTGCTCGAACAGACATCAGTCCCGCAGAAATACTTTTTGAGTACGACAGCCTGCGCGGGGATATTACGCCGTGCGGAGAAGCGGAGAAAGAAATTACCGGCACTCTTACAGCACGCACTCATGGCGGGGGCGGGCTTGGAACAGACTTCGAGTGTAACGGAGGGTTAGTTCCGGTGGGTCTGGATGCGGAAAATTATACCGCCAATAGTGAGCTCTGCCGTGATGTGGTTGCAGCCCTGACCAAAAACGGCGTCGGAGCAACAGGAGCAGACGACAATCAGGCACAAGCAGGACATCTGATTGCCGGTGCTTTCAGAATGGCTGCTTTCGGTGAATATGTTGATGACGAAACAGCAAGTACGGTCAAAGCCAGAGACTATAAAGATGCAACTGACCTCGCTGTAATGTCTGTACACGGCACCCAGGATCCGGACGTTAATCATGAACTGGCACACACGCTGGGACGTAACCACGGGCAGGAAAATGCCTGTATTTCATTCCAGGAAAGAGGCAGGGACGGCGGACGAAATTTAGAAATCGGCGGTGAATTAGCATATGCCCTGACATCACCTGCAGGCGGTGGGCGTGGACAGGAAAGAAATATAGCGGACTTTAACACCATGACCGTTCGCCGTTTGACCCCTGTTGAGTGTGAGCGGTTGCAGGGATTCCCGGATAACCACACCCTAATCAGCTGGCGCGGTAAAGATGCTGCTGACTGCCCGGATGGTCCGCGTTACCGCGCTATCGGTAACAGCATGGCGGTACCGGTTATGCGCTGGATTGGTGAGCGTATCCTTGCCGCGCTGCCGGAAACCCAGGATCTGCGCTCAGATTACGTTATTGAACTGGAAGAACTGCGTAATAAACCTGCTCATATGCTGAAAGAGGTCGGTGACCAGTGGCGGTCGCCAGATCCGCTGTATTGGGGTATCAACGCCAAGTTCGGCCCGTTTACCCTCGACCTGTTTACGGATGGCCAGAACAGTAAATGCCCGGACTATTACACCGCCGAAGATAACGCACTGACTCAGGACTGGTCAGAAAAACTGAAAGAGTTGGGCGGGGCAGCATACGGCAATCCGCCATATTCCCGTGCAACCTATCATGGCAAACAGGCCGTTACAGGGATGGTTCATATCATGGAATACGCAAAGTCTATGCGTGAGAAAGGTGGCCGGTATGTTTTCCTGCTGAAAGCGGCGACGAGTGAAACATGGTGGCCTGAGTGGGCTGATCATGTTGCATTCATTCGTGGGCGGATTGGATTCGATTTACCGGATTGGTTTGTACCGGCGAATGAGAAACAAAAACCGTCAGGTGCTTTCTTTGCCGGTGCGGTTGTCATTCTGGATAAGGATTGGCAGGGAGACAAAATCAGTTATATCAGCCGCGATGAGCTGATCGCCATCGGTGAACTGTTTATGCAGCAGGCGCATTGGCTGGTGGAGAAAACAGGGGAGGCCGCGTGATGATTCTTTATCTCAGAATTGCAACTGACATCCCGGCGGGTACTGCAATCACGACCCGCTACATCATGGACAAATATAAAGTGTCACGCAGTACAAGCCGGAACGCATTAGCTGTACTGGCTCATATAGGTGCTGCTGAGGAAGTAAGCCGTATCCACACAGAAGGTACCGCTTACTCACTGTCACCTGACGCGGCAGATAAGGCACATAAATACAGAAAGATGGTGATCATCATGCGGGAAAACCCGAATGAGGTCCGGCGCAACAACGGCCCGATCCTGTCCAGTCCGGCAGATATGGCAGAGCGCGGGTTTGTATCTGCGCACAACAGATTGTTTATGGCACTGGCAGCAAAGCGCCGGGAGATGAAACAGAGCTGCGGGGTTTGGCGATGATCCATTATCACGGTGGCCCGATAACTCCCGATACATGCGCGATAAAAGCATGGAAAGCGCGTCACGCATTTATCAGTTTCGCCCGCCCTTCACAGTTAAATCTGGCATCAGAAATCTGCCAGTCATTCGCAGTTGATAATGGGGCGTTTACTGCATGGAAAGCAGCAGGACGCAACAAAATTGACTGGTCTGATTATTACGGTTTCGTTGAAAAATGGAAGCGTCACCCGCGCTTTGACTTCGCAATTATCCCCGATGTTATCGACGGCGGAGAGGAGGAGAATGATGCGCTGTTAGCAGAGTGGCCGCACGGTGATTTCTACGGTGTGCCGGTGTGGCATATGAATGAATCTGATGACCGATTTATTCGTCTGTGCCATGAATATCCCCGCGTTGCCATCGGTAGTTGCGGTGAGTATGACGTTAGGCGGCCAAAAGCATCAGTCGCCAGGATGAAAGACCTTATCCGGCATGTTGTCGATGAAAGCGGGTTTCCGGTCGCAAAGTTACACGGACTGAGAATGCTTAACCCGCAGATATTTACTCAGTTACCGCTGGCATCAGCTGACAGTACCAACGTGGCACGAAATATCGGTATCGATAAATCATGGTCTGGCTCTTATTCTCCGGCATCAAAAGAGACCAGGGCGGCGTTATTGGTGGAGCGTATAGAATCGAACAACAGCGCCAGTTCTCTGAACTATTGCGAAGAGAAAGACCGCTTTGATTATCAACTACAACTGGCGGTGTGAATATGAATAAAACTACTTTAACACTTATCCTCCCGTTCCCGCCGAGCATGAACACTTACTGGCGCTCTCCATCGCGGGGAGCCTTAAAAGGCCGGGTTCTGATCAGTGAAAACGGCCGCCGGTTCCGTCTGAATGTTATCGCTGACATCCTGGATCATTTTAACGGCCGGACACCGAAACCGGTCACCGGTGATATCAGCCTGAAGCTGGTGCTGTTCCCGCCATCGAATCACCGCCGGGATCTGGATAACTTCATCAAGGCGATACAGGACGCACTGACACATGCCGGTATCTGGAATGACGACAGTCAGGTAAAGCATCTTGATATTGAATGGGGTGAAAAAGTCGCTGGTGGTAAATCCGTGGTGACGATCAGCCCCTATGTAAAACGCGCAGTATACGGCTGCGCTTAATGAGTGGAGAGATAACGATGAGCAATCTGATTATTGTCGATGGTATTAATGTGCGCCGTGATATGGCCGGTCGCTATTGCCTGAATGATTTACACCGTGCAGCTGGTGGAGAGGAAAGGCATAAACCACCTTACTGGCTGAGAAATGCACAGACAGAGCAACTTATTGCCGAGTTGCAAATCTGCGACTCGGGTACACAGCCGGTAAATGTGCTGCGTGGTGGCACCGAACAGGGCACCTACGTGTGCAAAGAATTGGTTTATGCCTATGCGATGTGGATCAGTCCTTCATTCAATCTGAAAGTGATCCGTACGTTCGATGTGGTGGCCGGAACACAGCAGGCGATACAGCTGGCTGATAAGGTTCAGGCCGGAGCTATCCTGCTGGAGTCTATGGCGAAAACACTGAATCTCTCGAATTCCTCAAAACTTGGCGGGTATCAGAAACTGCAAAAAATGGCTGGTCTTCCGGATCTGGCTCCCTCCTATGCAATTGATGCACCGGCGGGCGCGGTGGATGGTTCCAGCAGGCCGACAACATCCCTGACTACACTGCTGAAAAATCACAATGCCGCATTGTCTGCGACCAGAGCATACAAACGCCTTGCTGAGCTGGGGATTGTGGAGCAGAAAGCCCGGCCCGGATCCAGAGGTACACAGCGCCTGTTCTGGTCGATAACGACGCGTGGACTGGCATACGGTAAAAACATGACATCCCCGGCAAATCCGCGGGAAACGCAGCCGCATTTCTTTGAGAGCAAATCAGCGGAACTGCTGGCACTGATGATGACTCCGGCGGTGGCCTGATGAATTACCTGTTAACCGGTTTTGTCCAGAAAGATGCCCGGATACTGATGTTTAATCCGGGTGCGGAGATCGGCAATTTCCTGAATGGCGCCCGTTATGTTGTGAGTGCAGCTCCCCGTTCAATGGATGGTATTCCGTCCGGCCGCGTTCCGGCAGATGCGCAGCCGCTGCTGACAGATGAGCGGGTGCTTCGTTTCCTGGATAATCCAGCCGTGATAAAAGTCGCCGGCGGACTATCTGGATCCCGTCACTATGTTAAATCCGTTGGCTACTGCCAGATTAACGATCCGGAAAACCCGTATCACCACCACGAACTGACCATGACCCGCCACAAAGATGGTTTTATCCGGACATGCTGGCACCATGACAACATCTTGCGGGCGGGTGATGTCCACCAGCAGCAGGCGGACGAAATTCTGTTACACAACCAACGGGCGTTTGTGGCACGCAGCATCTTTACCGATCTGCGGCTGCCGGCCGGTCATCTTCTTAATCCTTCCGATTTGTTCACCTGGTCGGTGATGCGCCGCGTCAGTGATCATCTTCCGGCCTTTATCAGTTCCTACATTCTGATGCAGAAACCGGAGGAAGAGATAACCGGCACCATGACAGAGCATTCCATTGTCCATCAACCGCGCTCACACAGCCGGATTGTTCAGGACATCGTGGAGCAGATAAAACCGGTCGTTGTTCCTGAGATAGAGCCGGAGCCGCCAGCAAGTTTTATGCGGATCCCGAAGTTGAAGCGCTGGGAGTGTCTGAAATACCTGCAGTGGGTCAAAAGCCAGCCGTGTTGTGTGTGCGGCCAGCAGGCGGACGACCCGCATCACATCATCGGTCACGGCACCGGCGGTACCGGCACAAAGACACACGACATTTTTACCATCCCATTGTGCCGTATTCACCACGACGAATTACACCGGGATCCGGCAGCATGGGAAGAAAAGCACGGCAGTCAGCTGGAGTTGTTATTTAAGTTTATGAACCGGTCATACGGGATCGGCGTTTTTGGTTAATGCGCTGTACGGAGCGCGGAGAGATAAACAATGAGCGATATTCAGCAGAGTTCGGAATGTTTGGTGATGAGCAGAAGTATAAAAGACTGGCTGGAAGCCTGGGGAAACTGGAGTTCGTCACGTACCGGAACTGAGTATAAGGGGGTCTCTTACATGTCAGCATCCTCTTCCGGAGATCGACCGTGGCTTGATGATATTGAAGGCATGGTTATCGACCAGGCTGTTGGCAGTCTGAAGAAATACGATATTGATGGGTACAATATTATTTGCCTGCACTATCAGCACCATTTTTCATTCCGGGCAATAGGCAAAAATATGGGGAAACGGCATCAGTATGTATCAGATTATTGTGAGAGGGCGGAGGCTTATATTGCAGGTGTAATCCATGCCACACTGAAAGCTGCCTGATTGCATGAATATTTCACTGATCAAATAATCAGTAAATATCTTGACTGGTCGACCGGTCAACCATATAATCATGATAAATTAGCGCTGCGCGTGTAACTTCGGCGCTGCCAAAATAAAGAATTAATAGCCTCACTTCGGTGGGGCTTTTTTGTATCTGCAACTTGTAAGAGTTACTTACAGGTTCAACTCTCCGGAATTTCCGGATTGTTCAGATACCAACAACATTTAAGACAACAAAATATTCCTGAAAGTATTCCAGAGGTCGCACTGTGCGGCCTTTTTTCATATACGCCGCCACAGTATCAATCACCTCGTTATCACTTAACACAAGAGCTGTGTGCGGCTTTCTTAGGGGCTAAATTATGAAAGTAGCGATTGAAGTGGGCGGGGTAGTTATTTGGTTCCGTGATGAAGAGAAAAAAGAAGGCATGGCATGTACGGGCTACATAAAGGACGGAACGCAACAAAAGATCATCTCCGCCCTTGAAAGTGCATTAAAGCAGGCTAAGGGTGAGCAATTATGCTGGGATAACTGATATCGAGTGCTTTATGTTTGCAGACCCACCACCAAGATCTAATGTGATATTCCAGTAACCAGAATGAGGGGCAACGAGTTTCGCTGGAAGACGCGTGAAAAAACCGCCACCGCCATGATGGCTAAACCCTCTGCCTGATTTGTAATTGCTAAAGTTTGAATCCGTCATGAGCAGGATGTTGCATTGGTGACTGCAACCTACAACAACGGTATCACCAGCATTTAAGTGCATCCTTTTGTGTAAAAATTGCATAAGGACTCCTATTCTGAGGACTATCAGCCATATCCTCAGTTGGTTTCACTGGGCTGAACCGATAACCATATCTCGGAAATGCATTAATTACGTTTAACTTAATCACAGGTCGCTTCGGCGGCCTTTTTTTATTGCCTGCAACAACAAGAGCATTGGAATACGACAGGCTCATTACCTAATCCGTATTCGGCCACAGTGCTCTTTTTATTGCTTTCCCGCCGCTGGTGGGATTACCAGAACAATGCCGCAGCCACCACACTTTAACCCGTTTAAAACATATAAACCGGTTGCGGTATTTCCCTATCAATTCACACACGGAACACTCCGAAGGGGGTGGATATGCGTATGACAGAAAAATACTCAGGCCCCTTTGCTTATGCGTGGGGGGTCATTGCTGCCGCTTTCGGTGTTATGTCCCTGGATCAGTGGGCTGTTCTTATCGGCATTATCTGCACTGTCGGGACGTTTGCCGTTAATTGGTATTACAAGCGTAAAGAGTTCCTGCGTAAAACGGGTGGGGAATCATGAATAACCGATTATTTAAAAAAGTCATGGCCGCTTGTGCCGCCGGGGCGATTGCAGGAGCGCTGGTGCTGATCCCCGCATACGAGGGCGTTGAGTACAAACCTTACCGTGATGTGGCCGGAGTGCTCACTGTATGTTATGGCCATACCGGCAGTGATATTCAGCCCGGTAAGTTGTACACGGACGCAGAGTGCAAGGCGCTGCTGCATGACGACCTGACGAAAGTCCGGCGCGCGGTTGACCCGATGATCAAAGTGCCGATTGATGACAATACCCGGGCGGGCATCTATTCATTTGTCTACAACGTAGGGCCCGGTGCGTTCTCGCGTTCCACGATGCTGCGGAAACTCAATGCCGGTGATATCGCGGGTGCCTGTGACGAAATGAAACGCTGGACATTTGCCGGTGGTAAGCAGTGGCAGGGTCTGATTAACCGGCGCGAAACGGAGAAAGCGGTATGCCACGGAACCCTTTAACACTGATCATCATTGCTATCATCCTGCTGACTACTGCTCTGTTGGCGGGTTGTTATCTGTATTCACTCCCGAATCACTGTAAGCCGCTGCCGGGTAACCCGCTGGACGGCGTGATCCATTATGAGTGTGAAGCGCTATGAACTGGAAAGAGGCGGTAATTGCCGCGATGTTTATTGTTGCCGCGTGGTGGGTATATGACACCTACCGGGATAACCAGCAACTGAAGGTGAATAACACAACGTTGTCCGGACAGCTGTCAGCACAGCGGACGATAAATACCATCACGCTTTCAGCCGTTGCCATCAGACACCGCGCCGCACTCGACAACATCAAAGCCAAAGAAACGGAGGGCACGGAGAATGTCAAAGTTAAAACCGTTATCAGAACGGAGTTTAAAGACAGTGAGTGCGCTGTTACTCCTGTTTCCCCTGGCATTGTTGGGAAGTTGCAGCAATACGAAAGAGACATTCGTGCCCGCGCCGGTGGTGCCGATCCCGCCACAACTGACGGCTGATTGTCCGCTGCCGGTTATTCCGGATGAACTGACATACGGCGGCGCAATCCTGTTGTTGGCCGATGCAATGAAGTCGATAGCAGACTGTAATCACGATAAGCGGGCAATACGGGATATTGAAGCGGAGAGGATAAAAAAATAGCCCGGAACCGATGGGGAACGGGCTTAAATACTACGCTCAGGCAGGTACTCTTGGGTATGTGATTAAATTACACTCTTTGAGCTAAACAAAAGATAAACAAGGCCTCGCTAAACAGCGGGGCTTTTTTATGCGCTGCGTTGTCGCAGTCTCCTTGTGTTAACTATGACCTGTTTATCTCATGCAGTGAGCGCACTGGGAGAATCAAAAACAACGAATCCACGGTGTGGTTACCGATACGGGCAGCAACGTCAGCTGCCGGAGCAGCAGGGCGTGACAGCCGGAGAGACGGCATAAACCAATCATAAAGCCTGTTCATAATGAGTCGGCTTTATAATCGGAGGATATGATGCCACCACGCATACCCCGCGCCTGCCGCAAACGTGGCTGCGCAAAGACAACCACCGACCGCAGCGGATACTGCGAAGAGCACCGCAATACTGGGTGGGAGAACCACCAGCAGGGCAAGAGCCGTCACGAACGCGGCTACGGAACGAAGTGGGACCGTCTGCGTACTGGGGTGCTGAACAGGGATAAACATCTGTGCCAGCAATGTCTGCGTGAAGGCCGGGCAACTGAAGCAAAGACAGTCGACCACATCACTCCGAAAGCACATGGGGGTACCGATGCGGAGAGTAACCTGCAGAGCCTGTGCTGGCCCTGCCATTACCACAAGACAGCAACGGAACGCAACCGCACCTGAATCACTCCGGCACACAGGGGAGGGGAGGTCAAATCCCTGCCGCTCCACCGCCAGAGGACCGCCGCCTTACCTCTTTTCAGATCGCCGCAGGTTAGAAAACTTTTTTCCGGGATCCCCGGATGGGAATCAATAGGAGAAAACGATTATGTCGGGACCACCGAAAACCCCGTCACACCTGCGTTTGGTCAGGGGTAACCCATCAAAACGCCCGATCAATAAAAAAGAACCGAAACCGCCGTCAGGGGTACCCCCAACTCCGAAGCATTTTACCAAGCAGGGGAAATACTGGTTTAAGCGGATCGGGGAAGAACTCGATGCCATGGGCGTGATGAGTTCGATGGATGCCAAAGCGCTGGAGCTGCTGATCGAGGCATACACCGAATACCGGCAGCACTGCGACACCCTGGACGAAGAAGGTTACACCTACACAACACAGAGTGATGGCGGACCACTGATAAAAGCACACCCGGTGGCGGCAATGAAAGCCGATGCCTGGAAACGGATCCGGGCAATGCTGGGTGAATTTGGTATGACCCCGGCGTCCCGCTCGAAGGTAACGATTAACACACCAGCCGAAGAAGACCCTTTCGAGGCATTTATGAAAAAGCGCAAATGATGAATGGCAACCGTAGCAGATGGGATCCGGTACGCCGAGCAGGTAGTTGCCGGAGAAATAGTTACGGGCGAACTGATACGCCTGGCGTGTCAGCGGTTTCTTGATGATTTAGAGCGTGGCCCTGAGCGCGACATCTTTTTCATTGAAGAACGCGCCCAGCATATTCTGGATTTTTACCAGTTTGTCCCGCACGTCAAAGGGGCGCTGGCAGGTAAGCCGATAGAGCTGATGCCGTGGCATACCTTTATTCTGATTAATATCTTTGGCTTTGTGATCCCGCTGGTTGATGAACTCAGCGGAGAGACTCAGTACGACGATGACGGCGATCCGGTACTGGTTCGCCGTTTCCGGACAGCCTATAACGAAGTGGCGCGTAAAAACGCCAAATCCACCCTTTCATCCGGCATCGGCCTGTATATGACCGGTGCTGACGGTGAGGGGGGCGCCGAGGTTTACTCGGCAGCTACAACCCGTGATCAGGCCCGTATCGTGTTTGAAGATGCGAAAAACATGATTAAAAAGGCCAAAAGCTCACTCGGCCGCCTGTTTGAATTTAATAAGCTGGCGATTTACCAGGAGCGGTCCGCATCCAAGTTTGAGCCGCTTTCCAGCGATGCAAACAACCTCGACGGCCTGAATATTCACTGCGGCATTGTGGACGAACTTCACGCCCACAAAACCCGTGATGTGTGGGATGTGCTGGAAACCGGGACCGGTGCCCGTCTGCAATCGCTTCTGTTTGCGATCACCACAGCGGGATTTAACCGTGAGGGTATCTGCTACGAACTGCGGGATTACGCCATCAAGGTACTGCGGGGCGTAGTGGCGGATGACACTTTTTTCGCGGCCATTTACACGCTGGATAAAGATGATGAACCGTTCGATGAGTCTGTCTGGATAAAGGCTAATCCGGGGCTGGGTGTCTGTAAACGCTTTGATGATATGCGCCGTCTGGCGAAAAAAGCAAAAGAGCAGGTAGCCGCCCGGCCTAACTTTCTGACCAAACACCTCAATATGTGGGTTAACGCGGAGTCGATCTGGATGGATTCAGGAAAATGGGACAACTGCCCGGAGAATGCGCCGGATGATGAACTGAAAAATTACCCGGTCTGGGTCGGCGTTGACCTGGCAAATAAAATCGACGTGGCCGCAGCGATTAAGGTTTATGAAGATCCGCGCGGACAGGTGCATGTTAAGTGTAAATTCTGGCTGCCGGAAGACCGGATAGAAACCGCACCGAATCATATTGCGGAGCTGTACCGGAAATGGGCGGCCGCCGGGCATCTGGAGCTGACTGATGGTGAGGTTATTGATCATGACATCATCAAAGCCGACATTCTGGCTTGGTGCGAAGGTGATGACCTGCGTGAGCTCGGGTTTGACCCGTGGAGCGCGGTGCAATTCTCACGCCGCCTGGCAGAAGAGGGCATCCCGCTGGTGGAAGTGGCGCAGACGGTGAAAAACATGTCTGAATCCATGAAAACAGTACAGGCCGATGTATATTCCGGCAAATTTCACCATGACCACAACCCGATGATGTCCTGGATGATGTCGAATGTGACCGTAAAACCGGACAAAAACGACAACATTTTCCCGAACAAATCGACACCGGAAAACAAAATCGACGGACCGGTTGCGCTGTTTACCGCCAAATCACGCCAGATGGTGAACGGCGGGGAGCAGGAACAAAGTCTTTCCGATGTTTTATCTTCCAGGGGCTTACGCTCACTCTGAGGAAATCCAATGAAATTACTGACTATTACCGCCCTGCTGGTGGGGATTGCGGGTGCCTGTCTGCTGGCGTTCGGCGCCTGGCTGCTGATGCCTGCCGCCGGGTTTATCACTGCCGGCGGTCTATGCCTGCTCTGGTCATATCTGGTATCAAAATCAGCGGGAAGCCTGAATAACAACGGAGGATTATAATGTTCTTTCCCGGTTTATTCAGAAAATCCGATACGGGTATGAGTTCATCAGAACTCAGCGAAATGATCGGTCTGACCTATGACACCTATTCCGGCCGCCGCGTCAGTCCGCAACTGGCGATGCAACTCACGGCGGTATTCAGCTGCGTTCGTGTGCTGGCTGAGTCAGTCGGCATGCTGCCGTGTTCTCTTTATGAGCAGCTTGACAGAGGAAACCGGCGGGCGGTACGTGAGCGGCTGAACAAACTGCTGTCAACCAAACCCAACAACTACATGACACCGCAGGAATTCTGGGAATTACTGATCGCCTGTCTGTGTCTGCGTGGCAATTTTTATGCTTATAAAGTCAAAGCGCTCGGTGAGGTAGTGGAACTGCTGCCGCTGGAACCGTCCTCGGTTACACCAAAACTGAACAGTAAGTGGGAGCCGGAATATCAGGTTACTTTTCCGGACGGAAAGCGCGATACGCTGACACAGGATGATATCTGGCATGTACGGATTTTCACCCTGGACGGATTAACCGGACTCAGCCCGATCGCGTATGCAAAACAGGCTGTCGGTCTGGGGCTGGCAACGGAGGAGCATGGCTCACGTCTGTTCGGGAACGGTGCGGTAACCAGTGGCGTTCTGCAGACCGACCAGTACCTGAAAGACGATGCCTATGAGCGGCTGAAAACCGACTTTGAAAACCGGCATCAGGGGCTGGCGAATGCGCATAAACCCATGATCCTTGAGATGGGGCTGAAATGGCAGCAAATCAGCATGACATCAGAAGATGCGCAGTTTCTTGAAACCCGCAAATTCCAGCTTGAGGAAATTTGCCGTATTTTCCGTGTTCCGCTGCACATGATCCAGAACACCGACCGGGCAACGTTCAACAACATTGAAAACCTCGGGATCGGATTTATCAACTATTCCCTGGTGCCATACCTCACCCGCATTGAACAGCGCATTAATGTCGGGCTGGTAAAACCGTCAAAACAGGGCGTTTTTTACGCAAAATTCAACACCGGAGCACTGTTGCGCGGTGATATGAAGTCACGGTTTGACGCTTATGCCACCGGTATTAACTGGGGGATCTATTCGCCCAATGAATGCCGGGAGCTGGAAGAACTCAACCCGCGTGATGGCGGTGATATCTGGCTGACACCGATGAACATGACCACAAAACCGGAGAGCACCCCGGAAAAAGAGGAAAAGCAGCATGTCGATGATGACTAAACAGCGGCTGGACATACCGCTGAAAATAAAGTCGGTCACTGAAACCGGCGAGTTTGAAGGGTACGGATCGGTTTTCGGCGTGAAGGACAGCTACAGCGATATTGTCGTACCCGGCGCTTTTCAGGCATCACTGAATGAATGGCGGGAGAAGGGCAGTCTTCCGGCCATGCTCTGGCAGCACCAGATTTCCGAACCGGTCGGTGTGTATACCGAAATGCGGGAGGACGATACCGGCCTTTATGTCAAAGGACGGTTACTTATCGAGGATGACCCGCTGTCAAAACGGGCACATGCGCATCTGAAGGCCGGATCATTATCCGGCCTTTCTATTGGCTACATCCTGAAAGACTGGGAGTACGACCGGAATAAAGGTGCTTTTCTCCTGAAAGAAATTGATCTGTGGGAAGTGAGCCTGGTGACCTTCCCGTCCAACGATGAAGCCCGGGTCAGTGATGTTAAATCGGTATTTGCCCGTGGTGACATCCCGTCACAAAAAAGTATTGAGCGCGTCCTGCGTGATGTCGGACTGTCGCGGACACAGGCTAAGGCATTTATGGCCGACGGCTACCGTGCACTTTCTCTGCGTGATGCTGAGGAAGATGCACTGGAAACACTTAAATCCATTAATTTTAATCAGTAAGGGGCTGTTATGGCTGTTGATCATAAAGATGTAAGCGAAGTGGCAAAAGAACTGAAATCTTCATTTGAAGAGTTTCAGAAAAAAAATGACAAGCGTATTGACGCCATCGAATCAGAAAAAGGCAAACTGGCGGAATCGGTGGACACCCTGAACGGAAAATTATCCGAGCTGGATGAGCTGAAATCGTCACTGGAAGCAGAGCTTGCGGCTGTGAAGCGTCCGGGCGGCGGTGTGGCAAACAAAGATGTCGCCGAACACAAAAGCGCATTTGAGCTGTTTGTCCGCAAGGGTAAGGATGATGGCCTGGCTGAACTGGAACAGAAAGCCATGCAGACCGGCACAGATCCTGACGGCGGTTATGCGGTACCGGAAGAGCTGGATCGCAACATTATTTCCGCGCTGCGCGATGAGGTTGTGATGCGTCAGGAATGTAATGTTGTTTCTGTCGGCACCCCGAGCTACAAACGCCTGGTGAATAAAGGGGGTACCGGCAGCGGCTGGGTCGGTGAAACGGATGCCCGTCCGGAAACCAACACGTCAAAAATCGGTACCGTTGAACCGGTGTGGGGGGAGATTTACGGTAATCCGGCAGCGACCCAAACTATGCTGGATGATGCCTTTTTCAACGTTGAGCAGTTTATTACCGGTGAGCTGGCAATTGAATTTGCAGAGCAGGAAGAAGCGGCATTCACCAATGGCGACGGCAGCAAAAAACCGAAAGGGCTGCTGGCCTACGGCAGTGATGATAAAGTCGATAAAGATCGCGACTGGGGCAAGTTGCAGCACCTGTTGCTGAAAAAACCGGACGAACTGACCGCTGATGAAGTGATGCAGCTGGTTTATACCCTGCGCAAGCCATACCGTAACGGGGCTAAGTTTATGATGAATAACAGCACGTTATTCAAAGTGCGCACCCTGAAAGATTCACAGGGCAACTACCTGTGGCAGCCCGGCCTGCAACTGGGGCAGCCGTCCGCATTGCTGGGCTACGGTATTGCGGAGAATGAGCAGTTTGCTGATATGGCGGCTGGTGCCGTTCCGCTGGCATTCGGTAACTTCAAGCGTTGCTACACCATTCTGGATCGTATCGGTATCCGCATGCTACGGGACCCGTACACCAACAAACCGTTTGTACACTTCTATACCACGAAGCGTGTCGGCAGCATGATGGTGGACAGTAACGCAGTGAAATTACTGAAAGCCGCAGCCGGTACGAAGTAATCAGTCACGGCGGCAGAAATGCCGCCTTTTTATACAGATGAAATCACCGTTCTGAACGGAGGTACCAATGACAGAAAAAAACTATGAAGCAATTGGTCGCTGTAAGGTTTTGCTTGAAAAAATTAAAGCGATGCATACTGAAAGAGCCCGTGCGGTAGGCGATCTGCGGGCGGCTGTTTACTCTCTTCATCAGAAAGGCAACGCCAATCATGTTCCGCCTGAAATTGTTGTTTTTGATGCTGAAAATCTAACCAGCCTGGTTGATAAAGTTGGGCTTGCGGATGGTGAGCTGATGCGCGCTGTCAGTGAATATAACAACTGGTGTCATGAGGCAGGTGAAAAACCCGTTAAATTAATTGAGATAACACAATAAGCAATAAATAAACCCAAGGTCGCTCGGCGGCCTTTTTTATTGGGGGTTTCATGCTATTACCGACAATTGAAGAGCTGCGGCTGCAATGCCGCATTGACACTGAGGAAGAGGACCCGCTCCTGCTCGGCTATTTGGATGCGGCAAAAGAAAAAGCAGAAAACTACCTGAACCGGAAATTGTATGACGGTGCTGTTCCTGACAGTGATCCAAGCGGAATGGATATCACGCCAGTTATCCGGCTGACACTCATGCTGGTGGTTGGTTTCTGGTATGACACCCGGGAACTGAAGAAGCTGCCACAGGGTTTTTATGATTTGCTCTGTGACTACCGTCTTTCACCCATGAGGGAAAAATAATGCTGGCCGGTGAACTAACAAAACGTATCACCCTGTACCGGCCGGAAGTGGTGACTGGGGAACTTGGTGATTCCCGTACCGAACTGACGAAAGTCATCACGGTGTGGGCCAAAGCCGAGGCGATATCCAACCGTAAAATCCGGACGGCAGAGCAGGATCAGGTCATCGAAACCATGCAGTTTACTGCGCGGCCGCGCGCGGATATTCAAATCGACTGGGTGATTGAATACCAGAGCCGGTTTTTTACCGTCCGTGCCTGTGACCGTAATGACCCTGCGAAACTGATTATTACCACGGAGGCAGACATACGACATGATCGAAAGTGACATTAAGTCGTCTCTTTCCGCCATCACCGCAATGCCCGCTTTCCCCCTGTTATTACCGAAAGATGCACAGGAAGGTATCACCTTTCAGCGCATCAGTGATCCGCGTTATTCCGCCGGTATGGTCACCACCCATCTTATCGTGGCGCGTTTTCAGATAGGCATTTACGTACTGAATGACTACGAAAAAGCCCTGCTGCTGGATAAAGCCATTCGTGATGCCTGGGAGCCAATCCAGCATGGTTACATCGGTAATTATCCGGTACAGACGGTACAGCGCGGCGGGTTGCAACAGGGGAAGGAAGAGCTGACAAAAAACACCGTCCGCTGGTCGGTAATGCGGGATTTTATCATCACTTATCCGGAGGATGCTGTGTGATAACCAGAATCGAAGTTACGGGGCTGGAAGAACTCGGGCGCCGGTTACAGCAGGTCGAAACCGCGCTGAAAACTAAAATACTGCGTTCCGCCGGTCGTGAGGCAATGCAGGTTGTGAAAGAGGATATGGAGCAGCATGCCGGATTTGACCCGAAGGGGAAAGGAAAGCATATGCGGGAAAATATCACCCTGAGAACAACAGAAGTTAAGGGAACTAACGGTGGTGTGATGGTCACCGTCGGCCCGGCAAAAGACCACTACATGAAAGCCAGGGCACAGGAGTTCGGTACCGTGAAGCAGGTAGCGAAACCGTTTATCCGTCCGGCACTGGATTACAACAAACGCGCGGTTCTGAAAGTGCTGACACAGCAGATCCGCTATGCACTCTCTGAGTATTAAGGAGCAATTATGGCTGACAATAAAACTTCACCGGAATATGCGAAGTTACCCGCCGGCACCGTGGTGAAATACGGGAAACCCGGCGATACCGTGGAAGCAATGAAACCACTGATTAACTGTAAGGCGCTGGGCGCTACCGGTCAGTCCGGCAGCTTTGTGGATGTCACCACTCTGATCGACACATCCAAGCAGTTTATTTCTGATCTGCCGGAAGGGCCGGAGAAATCCCTGGGGTTTATTGACGATCCGGAAAATGAAGATTTCGCGGCATTTCTTAATGCGGCGGAAAAACGCGAAACAGTGCAATTTTACTTTGCTCTGCCGAACAAACGCACCGCGACCATGCTGTTGTCTCTGTCAGGTTGGGAGATGAATGACGTTTCTGCACCGGCAAACGAAGCCATTCAGATTACCGTAAAAGGTAAACAGAATAACCTGACATGGGGTGTTGCAGGTGCTGCGGGTGATCAGACCAAAGGAGCAACGAAATAATGAAAGGGCTGAAAGCATCACTACTGGCGGCAAAGCCGGAAATCCGTGAAGTGGAAATCCTCTGCGGGGTTAAGGTAAATATCCGCCGTATGACCGCCAATGAGCTGATTACCCTGGAGCAGGAAGTCGCCGATCTGAATATCGACGGTAAGGTGCGTGAAGCGTCTCTGATGAACGTCGATATGCTGCTGAACTGTATTGTTGATGACGGCGGTAAACCGGTTGATAAATCACTGCTGCCGACCGCTGATGAAATGGTGAATGTTCATGACAACGCCATTCTGATCGATGCCATTAATATCGTGAAACGCCACTCTGTCGGTACACTTGAAGAGGCAAAAAAAAACTGACGGACAGCCCGTTGCTTTTCTTTGCTCACCAACTCGCGGAAGAGCTCAAAGAAATTGACCCCTACCGCGTACTCAGCCTGCCGGCATCCACGCTTCTTGGCTGGCAGGCATACTTCTCACTGAAAGCAGAACAGACCGGAACAGCGGATACCTCACAGGATAATCCGTCAGCACCGGAAACGCCGCCGTCACCGGTGGAACAGCAATGTGCTGATATCATGAAAATTATCGGAGGATAGATGTCAAACCTTGCAGATCTGCGTGTCGGCCTGCTGCTGAACGATGCCAGTTTCCGTTCAAATATCAGCAACGCAATGAACCACGCCGGGCGTGAAACAAAACGCTTTTCTGATAAGGCAAAGCGGGACGCAAAAGGCGTTGAAGATAGCTTTAACGGTATCAGTAAAAGCGTCACCAATGTAGCCGGTAAGCTGGCACTCCTGGCCGGCGGTGGGTTATCTATCGGCAGCATTCTGTCTGTTTCACGGCAGTACAGCCAGGCGTTATCTGATCTCAGTGCTATCACCGGCGCATCAGCCGAACAGATGAAGCGTTATGATGATGCCGCCCGCAGCATGGGGCGCACTACTGAGTTTGGTGCCACCAAAGTTGCTGATGCAATGAAGTTACTGGCATCCGCAAAACCGGCACTGCTGAATACAGCTGGTGCGCTGGAAGAGGTAACCGCGAAGTCTATCACGCTGGCCCAGGCATCCGGTATTGATCTCGCTGATGCTGCTAAATCGCTGTCTCTGAGCCTTAACCAGTACGGGGCATCGGCATTATCAGCAGAGCGTTACATTAACGTACTGGCTGCTGGGGCGAAATATGGTGCATCGGAAATCAGTGAAACCTCTGAGGCGGTGAAAAACTCCGGCACTGTGGCCGCACAGGCCGGGATAAAATTTGAAGAACTGAATGCGGCAATTCAGGTGCTGGCCGAGAAAGGTATCAAAGGTGCCGAGGCCGGACGGATGTTGCGTAACGTGATCCTTGTTCTCGAGCGTTCCGCCGATAAGTCACTGAGGCCGTCAGTTGTCGGGCTGGGTGTGGCGCTGGATAACCTGGACAAAAAGAACTACTCAACCACAGCGTCAGTGAAGCTTTTCGGCAGAGCAAACGTTAGTGCCGCAGTTAACCTGCGTGAAAACACGGACAAACTGAAAGAACTGACCGCGGCACTGACCGGCACTGACACCGCGTATGAGCAGGCAAATATCAGGGCGAATAACCTGAACGGGGATCTGGAATTACTGGCAACCTCATTTGAGGGACTGGCACTCTCTGTGGGTCATAGCACTGACGGGCCGATAAGATCAGGCATTCAGAATGTCACCGCTGCTGTGAATGGACTGACGGATAATTTCTCAACATTAGCCAGTATTGTTACATATGCCGTTTTGCCGGTCATGGCATCCAGAATGACGCTGGGTTTACAGGGACAGGTTAAAGCCTGGTACCAGACTGGCGCTGCCGCCAGAGAGGCGTCACGCCAGACACAGAGAACCGCACAGGCAACAATAGAAGCGGCTCAGGCAAGCCGGTTACAGGCTCAGGCTGAATCAAGGAAACTGGCGCAACAGTCAGTTATAAACAGACAGCACGGCATAAATATCAGTTATCAAAAAGAATATGCAGCCATAAGCAGAAGGATCAGAGAGGCAAATTTAGCGGAGTCGGCCGCAAAGGATAAGCTCAACGCGGCAAATAACCGCCTGGCTTTATCTACCCGCGCATTGTCTGTTGCTGGGGCAGGTGCCCGTGGTGCCCTTAATCTGCTTGGTGGACCAATGGGGGCAGCATTACTTGCCGGATCTGCGCTGTATGGTCTGTACACCAACAGTGTACAGGCGCGGGAGGGGCTGCGAAGCCTTAAGGATGAAACTGTCCTGACAGTTGCGGAGCTGCAAAAGCTTTCTAAAGTGAAAGTGCAACTGAAACTTGATGAGTATGAAGAGAATTTAGAAAAACTTTATACCGAAAAAAGACAGTTGGAAAGCCAGCTGGGAAGATATTCAGATACAGCTATTAACATAGCGAAATCGCGTGAAAAAAGTGCATTCGGTAGTCTTTTTTGGAACTCGAAAGACATGGAAAAGGAGAAAACCGCTCTCTTAAGTCAGCTTGAGGATACCAATACTTCAATTTCAAGGATGCAGGAAGGTCAAAAGAACACCCGAAGTACGCTGGCAGAAGGACAGTTTGAAGTAAAACCCAAAGAAGAAACCCCGAAAGAAGAACCTGTCGTATCAACAGGTACTAATGAGCTACCCGGAACAAGAACAGGTAAAAAAGAGCTTAATCAATACAAACAGTTGCGTCATCAGATTGAGTCAGAACATGCAACCAGCCTTGAAAAGATTTCCCTGAGTGAATCGGAAACCCTGGACAAACTGAAAGAGCTGCACAAATCAGGAGGCATGTCTCAGAAAGAGATGAATCGGCTTTCGCTTATCAGCGCTGAGAATTATCAGCGGCAACGGGTTATTCTGGCTGAAAAATATTCTCCGACGGCGGCCATGCTGCGTGAGGAAAGCGAAGCAAATAAAGAGCTTAAGTCCCTGCTTGAATCACGCCTGCTGACTGAAGAAGAGTATAAACGCGCCCGTCTTCAGCTGACACAAACCAGTCAGCGCGACCGGTTGTCGCAACAGGCAAAAGATTTAGCCTTGCCGAATATCTCACTCGCCGGTGAAGTTGATCCTGTTGTGCAACTGCGTAATCAACTGGAAGAACAAAAGGCGCTTTATCAGGCGTATTACCGTGATGGTGTTATCAACAAAGAGCGGTATGAAGCGCTGGTGGCACAGGCATCTGAGAAATCAAAAGAGGCTCAGATTCAGGCTGCCAAGGAATTGTATGCTGGTCAGGGTGCCTGGCAGAAGATGCAGATTAACCTTATTGATGCTGTCGAGCAGAAAACAGCGGGTTCCCTGGCCGGGATGCTGACAGGAACAAAGGGTTTTTCGGAGGGCTTACGCGAGCTTTCTGCATCGCTGGCGGAGTCTATCATTCAAGATCTGATAAAAATTGCGATTCAGGGGCAGATAACAAATGCCATTACCGGATTGTTCGGTGGGTTTGGTGGCGGTACTGCTAACGGGTCTACAGTACCGATGCCGCCAAAAAACATTTCAGTCATGCCACACGCCAAAGGTGGGGTACATAACTCCCCGGGATTAAGTCAGTACAGCAATCAGGTTGTCAGCAGCCCGACACTGTTTGCTTTCGCCAAAGGCGGAGCACCGAATGCCGGGCTGATGGGCGAAGCCGGACCGGAAGCTATTATGCCGCTAAAGCGCGGCCCGGATGGAAATCTCGGCGTTAGAATGTATGGCGGAAATGGTGACACCGCCGCACCAGTGGTCCATATCCATATTGACGGTGAAGGAAATCAGCAGGTTCAGGCATCCGGTGGTTATGAGCAGTTCGGCAGAGAAGTTGGGCAATTTGTTGACCAGCGCTTTCGCAGACTGATGGACAAGGAAACGCGACCATCTGGTTCAGTCTGGAATCTGGTTAAGGGGGGAAGATGATAGAAGTATTCACCTGGAGTCCGCGCCTGAATCCGCAGAGTGATATTTCGTTCCGCATCCGCAAAGCAAAATTCGGGGATGGTTATGAACAGGTTTGCGGTGATGGCATTAACCCCCGCAGCCAGAAGTGGTCACTGAATTTTACCGGGACGGAAAGTTATATCCGGCCAATCCGTGATTTTATTGACCGGCACGGCGGAATCCGGGCATTTCAGTGGACACCGCCACTGGAGGATACCGGATTGTATCGCTGTGATGATCCGAAGCTCACCCCGCTCGGCGGTGACAATTATTCACTCTCTCTCACTTTTACCCAGGCATTTAAACCATGATCACAAACGATTACCAGAAGCTGGAACCGGGTAATGCCGTCCGGCTTTTTGAGGTTGACGGTACCGCGTTCGGTGCGCCGGATATTTTGCGGTTCCATGCATACAATATTCCTCACACTGAGGCAGAGATTACTGCCGCTGGTGGGGACCCAGAAAAACTGCCGGCGAAATCCATCTGGTGGCAGGGCGAAGAGTATCGTGCGTGGCCGGTACTGATTGACGGGATTGAGGCATCCACCACCGGCTCCGGTGCACAGCCGAAGTTATCGGTGGCAAACCTGGACGGGTCAATCACTGCATTGTGCCTGGCATACGATGACATGCTGAAGGCGAAAGTCACGATACACGATACCCTGGCGCACTATCTGGATGCAGTAAACTTTACGGATGGTAACCCGGCGGCAGATCCGATACAGGAAAAAGTCTCGGTTTTTTATATCGACAGCAAATCCTCGGAAACCAACGAAGTTATCGAGTTTGAATTAGCCAGCCCGATGGATTTACAGGGGGTGCTGATTCCGACCAGGCAACTGCATTCAATGTGTACCTGGTGCATCCGTGGGAAGTACAAATCCGGTGACGGCTGTGATTATGCCGGTCAGAACGGGTATTTCGACAAACATGGTAATCGTGTGGATGACCCGGCACAGGATCAGTGCAGCGGCATGCTGAATACCGGCTGCTTCCCGCGTTTCGGTAAAAATAATCCGATCCCGTTCGGTGGCTTTCCGGGAACATCGTTGCTGAGGAAATAGGGATGCGTAAAAACATTCAGACAGCCATTTTTGCACACGCAGAACGAGAATACCCCCGCGAGTGCTGCGGGGTGATCGCGCAAAAATCCCGGGTAGTGAAATATTTTCCCTGCCGCAATATCGCGGCCACGCCGGAAGAGCATTTTGTCTTATCGCCGGAGGATTACGCCGCTGCGGAGGACTGGGGAACGGTGATCGGTATTGTACACAGTCACCCGGACGCCACTACCCAGCCGTCAGAGCTGGACAAAGCACAGTGTGATGCCCTCGGTGTGCCGTGGTATATCGTCAGCTGGCCGGAGGGGGATCTGCGGACCGTTCAGCCTCGGGGTGAGCTGCCATTATTGGAGCGACCGTTTGTACTCGGGTTTACCGACTGCTGGGGACTGGTCATGAGCTGGTTCCGGCAGGAGCGCGGCATTGAGCTACCGGATTACCGGGTGGATTATCCCTGGTGGGAGCAGGGTGAAAACCGTTACGCTGATAACTGGCAGGAGGCTGGATTTATTCAGGTCGATGATCCGCAGCCCGGCGATTTGATAGTGATGCAGGTACAGGCACCGGTCGCCAATCATGCCGGTATTCTGCTGGCTGATAATATGCTGCTGCATCACTTGTACGGACACCTGAGCCAGCGGGTACCGTATGGCGGTTATTGGCGTGATCGCACAGTTATGGTACTGAGACACAAAATATTCATGACATAGGTGGGGTAAGGATATAACATTATTTTTATTTCTAAATGTTTGGTGATGATGTGAGCGATAACCACAAAATACTTATTCATTTGCTTGCTAACGATAGAGTTACTGCTGATTCAGTAGCAAATTATCTTAATATTGGTCAAGATGCAGCTCAAAAAATAATTAATGAATGCATTGAAAAGAAATTACTCACAAATAGCATAAATAACAATAGTGTGAATGAATACCATGTCATGATGGATAATGTTGAAGAATATTTCATTAAAAATTCAGATGAAAAAGAAACAGAAACTAATAACGTTATGATGAATGATGGCAAAGGTTCAGGAGAGTTGCTTATTGGAGTTGTAGCGTTAATAGCTGGAATTGCATTTTTGTGTCTGTTTTTGTATTCATGTACTGGAAAAAATAGTGGTGGCGCTAAACGTGATTACTGTGATGATGAAGATTACGCATATGTAGCGGCTAAAAACCTCATAAAAGAAAAGTTGAAATCCCCCAGTAGCGCTAAATTCTCACACATTACTGAGACGACAGTTACTAAATATAATGAATGTATTTTTGAATTCTCAGGTTACGTTGATGCACAAAATAGTTTTGGTGCAATGTTAAGAGAAGACTATAAAATAAAAGTAAAATATAGTGAAACCAAAGATACATATTATTTAATTGATCTAAAAATGTAATATTAAGTATATCAATAACCCGCTCCGGCGGGTTTTTTTATGGGGTAAATATGTCACAGGAAATAATGGCAAAAATAGAGCTGGGTGGTGTATTGGGTAAGACGTTCGGTAAAAAACATCAGCGTCTTGTCAGTACTACGTCCGAAGCCGTCCGGGCGCTGTGCTGTACTATTTCGGGCTTTGAACAGTTCCTGAATACCAGCAAATCACGTGGGTTAACTTACGCGGTATTTCGCGGGAAAAAGAATATCGGGGTGGATGACCTGGATTTCCCGATGACTGATGATGTTATCCGAATTGTACCGGTAGTGATCGGCAGCAAGCGCGGTGGATTTCTTCAGACAATTCTTGGTGCTGTCTTAGTTACTGTTGGCGCAATAGGAATGTACACTCCATTTGGTCAGGCACTTGGTGGTGCTGCATGGGGCAGTTATATGATGCAGGCTGGTGCTGCTGTAATGCTCGGCGGCATTATCCAGATGCTGTCCCCGCAACCAAACGGGATCGCCATGAAAGACCAGGGCGATAACAAACCGTCCTATGCGTTCGGTGCCCCGACGAACACCGTGTCCCAGGGCTACCCGGTACCGATCGGTTACGGTAAACGCCGCATCGGCGGGGCCGTTATCTCAGCCGGTATTTACGTCGAAGATCAGCAGTAATCCTTTCTCAGTTTTTCAGCAGGAATCCCACAATGATACAAATCACAGGCCGCAAAGGTGGCGGCGGCAGCCCGCGCACACCCGTCGAACAGCCGGACGATTTACAGTCCGTTGCCAAAGCAAAATTGCTGATCGCCCTCGGTGAAGGGGAATTTGCCGGTGAGCTGACCGGGAAGAATATCTTTCTGGATGGTACGCCGCTGCTGAACGCTGACGGGTCGGAAAACTTTCCCGGTGTGGTGTGGGAATACCGCCCCGGTACCCAGGCTCAAACCTACATTCAGGGAATGCCGGCGGCGGAGAATGAAATCACGGTTGGTACCACCGTGCAGAGCAGCACACCGTGGGCGCATGCGTTTACTAACCCGCAGTTGTCTGCGGTCCGCGTCCGCCTGAAATGGCCGTCCCTGTTCCGTCAGGAGGATAACGGGGACATGGTCGGTAACGAGGTGAAATACGCCGTTGATTTACAGACTGACGGCGGCAGCTGGAAAACCGTTGTGGACGGACGTGTAAAGGGCAAAACAACTACCGGTTATGAGCGTACCCACCGCATTGATCTGCCGCAGTCGGCCACATCCTGGACACTGCGTGTGCGTAAAATCACGGCAGATGCCAACAGCGCTAAAATTGGTGACACCCTGGTGCTGCAGAGTTACACCGAGGTGATTGATGCCAAACTGACCTATCCGCACACCGCGCTGCTGTATATTGAGTTTGACTCAAAACAGTTTAACGGCTCTATCCCGCAGGTCACCTGCGAGCCGAAGATGCGGATCATCCGTGTACCGTCAAACTATGACCCGGAGCACCGGACGTATTCCGGTACCTGGGATGGTTCGTTTAAATGGGCATGGACCAATAACCCCGCCTGGGTCTTTTACGATATCGTGATTTCCGATCGTTTTGGCCTCGGTGACCGCATCAAAATACAGAATATCGATAAATGGGAACTGTACCGCGTTGCGCAGTATTGTGATCAGCCGATACCGGACGGCAAGGGCGGCAGCGGCACTGAGCCGCGCTATATCTGTGATGTGTATGTGCAGGATCGTAATGAAGCCTATACCGTGCTGCGTGACTTTGCAGCCATCTTCCGGGGAATGACCTACTGGGGCGGCAATCAGATTATCACCCTGGCGGATATGCCGCGGGATATTGATTACAGCTACACCAAAGCCAATGTGCTGGACGGACGTTTCACCTATTCCGGCAGCAGCAGTAAGGCCCGTTATTCCTCCGCACTGGTGTCGTACTCAGATCCGCTGAACGGCTATGCCGATGCCATGGAGCCGGTGTTTGAAAATGAGCTGGTTTACCGGTTCGGCTTTAATCAGCTTGAAATGACGGCAATCGGCTGCACCCGCCAGTCAGAAGCGAACCGCAAAGGCCGCTGGGGAATACTCACCAACAACAAAGACCGGGTAGTGACATTCGGTGTGGGGCTGGACGGCAATATTCCGCAGCCGGGGTACATCATTGCGGTGGCGGATGAAAACCTGTCCGGGAAAGTCACCGGCGGCCGTGTCAGTACGGTGAATGGCCGGAGTATCACCCTCGACCGCAAACCGGATGCCGCACCTGGCGATCGGCTGATGCTGAATCTGCCGTCCGGTAAATCACAGGCCCGCACCATCCAGATGGTCACGGATAGCGTTATAACCGTTACCACGGAATACAGTGAAACGCCGGAGCCGGAATGTGTCTGGGTAACGGAATCAGATGAGCTGTACGCCCAGCAGTACCGGGTGGTGAGCGTGACTGAGAATGATGACGGTACGTTCACGATATCTGCGGCCATGCATGATCCGGACAAATACGACCGGATAGACACCGGCGCGGTACTCGATGAACGTCCGATCAGTGTTATTCCGCCGGGCAACCAGTTCCCGCCGAAAGATATCACCATCAGTTCTTACTCTGTGGTGAATCAGGGGATCAGCGTCGAAACCATGCAGGTTACCTGGTCACCGGCCGAGAACGCCATTGCCTATGAGGCGCAGTGGCGGCGTGATGACGGTAACTGGATCAATGTGCCGCGTAATGCCACCACCTCGTTTGACGTGCCCGGGGTCTATTCAGGCCGCTATCTGGTGCGGGTAAGAGCGATTAATGCAGCGGAAATCTCCAGCGGCTGGGGGTATTCAGAGGAAACCCGGCTGACCGGTAAGGTGGGTGATCCGCCGATGCCGCTGAACTTCCGGGCGTCCACGCTGGTATTCGGGATCAAACTGAACTGGGAGTTCGGGAAATTCACGGAAGATACCCTGAAAACTGAAATTCAGTACAGCAAAACCAACGACGGACAGAACCTGTTGCTGCTGGCCGATGTGCCGTACCCGTCCCGCTCTCACGAACTGGCCGGTCTGGCCGCCGGTACCGCGTTTTATTTCCGCGCCCGCCTGGTGGATAAAACCGGCAACCAGTCACCCTGGACTGAGTTTGTGCGCGGTGTGGCCGAGTTCGATGCATCAACCATTATTGACGAGGTGGCCGCCGGGCTGGGTGACTCACAAATCATCAAAGACCTGCAGTCGCAGGCGGATGATAATTTTGAGGCTATCATCAACAACGCCAACAACGCTTACGGCCAGTGGGGCTACTGGCAGCGCGAAAACGGCGCGATGAAAGCAGAAATTATCGAAGTCCGCAACTACATGGTCACGGAAACAACTGCACTTGCAGAGAAACTGGACGCGGTACAGGTTAAAGCTGAAGACGGTCTGGCGCTGGCGCAGAACTCCATCCGCGCACAGTGGGATATGGCATCTGGTCAGGCATCGGTGGTCCACGATATGAAAGTCCGGATCCGTTATAACGGTGAGGATTATTCCGCCGGTATGGTGATCGGGGCCGAGCTGAAAGGTGGTCAGGTGAACACCCTTATCGGTTTTAACGCTCAGCAGTTTGCGTTTTATAATCCGGTGAAAAAATCGATGGATCTGTTCATGTACATGAAGGACGGCCAGGTCTTTATGCGTGAGGCATTCATTAATCAGGCATGGCTCAACAGCGTGGTTGTCACTGACAAAATGCAGTCGGAGAACTATGTGCCGGGTAAACAGGGTTTTATTCTGGATGCAAAAATGAATAAATTTGAAATGAATTCGAATGATGGAAGTGGTGGATTAACTTTTGATGGTTCAGGTCTTTATTTACGTGACGAACATGGAAATCTTAAAATAGAAATAGCTCTGAAATAGAAAACCGGAATTAATATATGGCGAAGAAACCTGTTTTTAATGTATATCACGATACCGGTGAGATAGATAATATTATAGATTCTCTTGTATTTGTTATTCACTCGGAAAAAGTTGATTTTTCAAAAACAAGTATGTCGTTTGACAGTCGTTACCTGAAGGGCGGTGAAAAGATAATAGCCGTTCCTATAGTGACTCATCGTTCAGAAATGAATGGAAATTACCCTACGGTAACAAATGTAAAAGTAAACGGTAATACAGTAACGTGGGTATATGAGCATGACAGCGGTATGGCAAGTGCCACGGTGCCAATAATTCACGTATTTAAACTAATGGGGAAATGACTGTGAGGCCTGTTATATCCGTGAATGGCGCTGAGGTCGGCATATTATCATCAGTCACCTATGTACTTGAAAAAATACTGGATATGAGTAAGGAGGGCATTAAAGAGCCTGGCCTGTATGATTTTTTACGTGCTGAGTACAATGTTATATATCCCGAAATGTGGGACAGATATATTGTTTTTCATCGGGATGCACGAACTACGGGTATTGGTTCTAATATGGTTCGTCACGGATGGGATAATAAAAAACTGAGGTTTCTGTCAGCCGAATCAGTGAATATCTATATATACAGACCAATAGTAGCCTCAGATATAGATACGAAAACTAAAGTGAATATTTTCAATGAAGAAAATAAACTATTTTACTCATCAGAAAAATTTCCGCTCCGGATAAAAACAATCATATCAGATCTGACGTATGCCGGAACGATACTGGACCCACAGAAACCACTGGATTACCGAAGTGGGCATACGGGCTGTATGGTGCTCAGTTATATCTCAACATCATTTGAAATCAGTTTCGGCGGCTTCGTATTTGGCTACGGTGTAACCCGTGACGGTTATGTAACGAGAGCATCAAATCTGGTCGGCCTTGGCGGAGGTGGCGCGTATGCGAATGATATAGGTTGCATTGTTGCTTATGCCCCTGATGCATATCCGCGATGGAAATGAATAACCAAAATAACCGCTCCGGCGGTTTTTTTATGCCTGAAATTTAAGGAAACCCCATGATTTACACCGACGGCACTATAGCCATTAAAGCCGGTTCACCGATTGTGACCGGTACCGGTACACAGTGGAAAAAGAACATTCACGGTGTGGCACCCGGCCAGCTTATCAGCATCGAGAACGGTACTGCACCTGTCAGTATGATGATCCGCGCGGTAAATAGTGATACCGAACTGGTGTTGTCATTCAATGCCCCGGTAACACTCAGCGGCGCTAAATACTCCATTGCCACCACGGTACCGGATACCATTTCAGATGCAGCCCGCACCATGTCAGCCAATCAGGGCTATATCGTGTATTTTCTCCAGGCAATGCAGCAGTGGATGACTGATACCGGCCAGGTGGAAATTGAGCTGCCGAACGGCCAGAAGGTGACATTGGATAGCATTAAAGCGCTCAATGAAGCTATTCAGAAAATCGATAAAAAAGTTGATGACATAAAAATTCCTGAAGCAACAACAGAACAAAAAGGGATCGTACAGCTCTCAGCATCAGTCGGAACATCAACAACAACGGTTCCACATGAGAAAGCTGTCAGTGATGCGCTGGGGAAAAAGGCGAATTTGAGCAGCCTCGGAACTGCTGCGGGGAAAAACACAGGAACCGCACCCGGTAATGTTATGGAAGTTGGTGCATTTGGTCTTGGCCGTTATAGTGGTGGCACAGTTAATGCGGATTACCCTGCGAATAATGGTTTTTTTTGGATTAGGAACATACCGACCATTGAACCATATATTGTTCCTGCAATAGTTTCGTGTGCCGGGGATAATCATCAGCACCGTATTTTACTTGGTGCCAGAGCAGAAAAAATAATAGTGAGATCTATGTTAGAGGGGGTATGGCGGGGTACGTATTTTATGCTCCACTCCGGAAATACTGCCACCGATCCTAATGGTTTTATAAAATCAGCTTCCCCGGTTATTCAAATCCACCCGGACGGTACCTTTGACACCAACGACGAATCCGAAGGTGCAGAAATTCTCCGTACCGGCACCGGCCAGTATCACATCACCGGCATCCTCGGTTATAACTCAGATGGTGCCTGGGGTGTAAACGGAGGTATCTCGGTACCGAAAGACAATAACGGCCTTGAGCTGGTTTACGTTGCTGATCGTGTGCTGGAAGACGGCAGTATTATCATCGAAACCTGCCACCGGCAGCATACGCACTTACCGGAACGTTTCCAGAACTGGCGGCTGAAAGAAGTCACCCCGGAAGGTGAGCGCATCTTCTATCAGGACGGCGAACCGTGTGATCTCCCGGAATCAACCCGCCTCGATGTGCGCGTGGAAATGCCGCAGGGCTCAGTGTGGAATGTGAAACAGCGTGAACTAGCCGAACAGATAGAACGTGAGCAGGCAGAACGTGAAGCGCAGGAAGCTGCAGAGCAGGGCGTAGACTCAGATCAATAAAACAAAGCCGCGCTGGTGGATGTCCGGCGCGGCTGTTACCTACTTATCAAAATATTCTACATCATCATAGACACCTTCCATTTCCGGCATCCAGCCGTCATCCTCCCAAATTTCCTGCATAAGCGTCTCCAGATCTTCTTTTTTGTCACCTTTCTTTAATCCGTCCACAGAAAAAGCAGTATTTGATCCCCAGGCTATTCGTATATCAGATTCCTGATATTTTTGAGGAATGCGATTTTTAATTTCATCACGTAGTGCGTCGAAAATACCAGCAGGTAAAGTGTCTTTGAGTTTTCTGTCAAAAAGTACATTGATACGAAGCATAAATCATCCTATTATTACTGTGTATTTATACAGTAAATTAGGTTCTGAAATGAAACTTGTCAAGATCAACGACGATACAATTCTGACATTGCCTTTGTTCCTGGAGCATGTCCCCGCTGGTTTTCCGTCACCGGCAGCGGACTATATCGAGGACCGCATAAACCTGAACAGCGAACTGATCCGGCACCCGGAAAGTACCTATCTACTACGGGTCGAAGGCAGTTCGATGATTGATGCGAATATCTTTGACGGCGATGTGGTTATCGTGGACAGCGCGGTAATTGCGGCTGAAGGTGATATTGTGATTGCCAGTTTTGACGGAGAATTTACTGTCAAAAAATTACAGCTGTCACCGTCTCCCATGCTGATCCCGATGAATCCGGATTACCAGCCTATTGCAATCAGCAGTGAGCAGGATTTACAGATTTTTGGTGTGGTCACCTATATCATCCACAGGGCCCGGTAA